TAATGAACTAATTGAAACAGCAAAAGGGAAGTATGAATACCCAGATACTATCAAAAAAATAATAAGACAATGGCAAAGAAAGTAATTGAAGTTGAAGTTCAAACTAATATACCAAATAGTATAAATCAATTAAAAGAGTTAAAAAAAGAATTAAAGAATGTAGCAGCAGGTAGTAAAGAATTTGATCAGTTATCGGCACAGATAAGAGATTTAGATGATACTATTAGTGATGCCAGAAAAACTAATGATGATTTTTTAGGTCAGTTAGAAAATGCACCTGGGCCACTTGGTATGTTAGGACAAGGTATAAGAGGAGCTGAAAGAACATTTAGTTCATTTAATGGTGCATTAAAAGCATCAATTATAGGTATTATTGTATTAGCATTAGGTGGTTTGTATAAAGCATTTTCTGAGAATGAAACTGCTATGAAGAAGATACAACCTTTATTAGATGGTATAGAAAAGGCATTTAGTGGTGTATTTAGAGCATTAGAACCAGTATTCAATGCATTAGTAGATATGGCAGTTGAAGCACTACCAGTTGTTACAACCGGTATAGGTTTATTCTACTCTGCTATTGTTGGACTATTCACATATGTTAAAGAAGCAGCAAGTGGTTATATTAATTTATGGAAAGGTATATTAACATTAGATTTTGATAAGGCAAAAGAAGGTGTAATGCAGATGAAGGATTCATTCGCCAGTGCAGTTGAGGCAGGTCAAGAAGCATATAAAAGATTTGAAAGTGGTTCCAAAGAACAAACTAAAGGTGAAAAAGAAAGTGCTGAAGAAAGAAGAAAGAATGAAGAAGCGGCTGAAGAAAAGAGAAAAGAAGCAAGAGAAAAAAGTGCTGAAAAGAAAAGACAGAATCAAGAAAAGGAAAAAGAGGATGCAAAAAAACATGCAGAAGATTTAAAAAATGTTGAGAGTGGTTTAATAAGTGATGTCGAAGATTTAAATGCTAAGAGTGAACAAGAAAAATTAGATTTACAAGCAAAAAGAGAATTAGATGATATACTTGCTAAAAGTAAAGCAGGTGATGATATTATGAATATAATGAAATTATATAATGAAAAATATTCAAAACTTGATGCCGAACTTCAAGAAAAATTAAAAAAAGAAAATGAAGATAAAAGTACAGCAGCTCTTGCAAGTGATATAGCATTTAGAGAACAGTATTATACTGGGATAAAAACTTATGTTGAATCTAAAAATATTGAGGAAATAGAGAGTGTAAAACAACATCAACAATTATTATTAGATGAACAAGAAAGGGCAGCAATTGCAAAGGCGGAAACAGAGAAAAGAAGTAAAGATGAAATAGAACAAATTAGAATTTTCTATGACCAAAAAGAATTAGATAATAATAAAGTGGCATCAGATAGAAAATTAGCACTTGCTAAAGAAGAGGCAGATAAGATACAAGCTGTTGATGATGCTGTTAATGCAGCTAAAAGAAAAGCATTAGATACAGGATTAGAAATATTGGCAACATTTTTCTCCAAGAATAAAGCAGTGGCATTATCCATATTAGCAATACAAAAAGGATTAGCAATTGCAGATGTAGTAGTTGGTGCTTCAAAATCATTGGCACTTCAAGCATCTGCATTGGGAACAGCAAATACTGCCGCTGCGGCAACACCACAAGCAATAGCAACTTCTGGAGTTTCTGCTATACCAGTAATTGCAGCAAATACTGCTTTGGCAGCTAAAGGTGCTTTACTTACAAAAATTACGGCAGGAACATCTATAGCATCTATATTGGCAGCAGGTATAACATCAGCGACTTCAATAACTTCAGGAGGTCCAACTGATACTGGTGGAGGTGGTGGAGGTGCTGGCGGTGCTGCAGCACCAACACCACCAAGTTATAATGTCGTTGGAGCAAGTCCTACAAATCTATTAACAGCACAAGCAATGCAGGCAAATAGTAACCAAACACCTATTAAAACATATGTTGTTGCTAATGATGTAACTTCAGCACAAGCACTTGAACGTAATATTATAACATCGGCAACAATTGGATAAATATGAATTATTTACAAAAAATAAAAAAGTGTCTTTAATTATATGGATTTATATAAAGTAATTTACGAAAAGGAAGATGATGGAAATCTTTACGCAATATCATTGGTTACTGATGCAGCGAATGGATTTAATTTCATTGCATTATCTAACAAGATGGAAGTTAAATTGGCAGCAGATGAAAAGAAAAAGATACTATACGGGATAGTTTTGAGAGCAGAACAAAAGATTTATAGAGAATTTGAAGATGGAACACCTTTTAATCTTATGTTTGATGGTCCAACAATTGAAAGATTTTCACAAGATTTTATGAAGAAAGGTTATCAGAATAATTCTACATTTAACCACACCGGTGGTAATTTAGGTGAAACTACTGTGGTAGAGAGTTGGATTGTAATGGATAAAACAAATGATAAGGGAAATTCAATAGGTTTACCAGTTGAAAATGCTGATTGGGTAGTAGGGATTAAGTTATCAGATAAACTATGGAGTGAATATATTGAAACTGGTAAAGCAACTGGTTTTTCAATTGATAGTTTCGTTCAATTTGATAAGATAAATATGAAAAGTATATCCAGAGACTGCTTGATGGATAATTCAGAATTAATTAGCAGAGAAAATAACAAAAAGAAAAATATGAGTGGAATTTTAAAAAAACTTATTAAACTTTTCAGTGAAGGTGAAGTTAAATTGGCTTCATTAGAGGTTGAAGGATTAGGTGTTATTACTTCTGATGCTTTTGAAGTTGGTAATATTGTTTATTATGAGGATTTACAACCAGTAGTTTCAAAAGAGTTTATTGTAGATAATAAAGTTTATCAAACAGATGAAGCTGGAGCTATCGTTGAAATTAGTGATGTAACAGAAGAATCAACCGAAGAAGTTGCTGAAGAAGAAGTAGTAGAAGAAGTTGCATTAGAAGATGTAGCACCAGAAGTTGTTACAGATGTAGAAGGTGTAACAGGAGCAATCAATGAAGAAGTTGCTAAACAAGTTGAAGATATTGATATTGATGCATTAAAAGCATTAGTAGCACAATTACAAGCAGATCTTGAAAAACTTACACAACAACAAGAGGCTGTCTTATTAGAGAATGTAGAATTGAAAAATATGGCCGCATCAACTAAAATAAAAGCAGAAGCTAAAGTTGGAACTAATAACCCAATCAACCTGAAAGCAAAAGAATTATCAACAGAAGACACTTTAAGTGCTTTAAGTAGAATAATAAAAAAAAATAATAAATAAATTATGCCAACAACAACAAATGTAAACAGTGCTTATGTAGGAGCTCTTGCAGGAGAGATTTTCGTTCAAGCGTTTAAAAAATCCGATACTATCGGTAAACAAGCAATTACAGTTATTCCTAACGTAATTGGTTCAGGTTATTTACCTACACTTTCTTATTCAGCAGGTTTAGCTGCATATTCTTGTGGTTTTGATACAACTGGAACTGTAACTTATGCAGATAAAGAAGTAGCAACAAAAAAATATGAAATCAAACACGAACTTTGTAAAGACAAATTTCATTCAACTTTTCAAGCAATGCAAGCAGGTCTTTATGGTGCAGCTAATGAGATTCCAGCAACTATCCAAGATGCTATCTTATTGTCTATGGTTAATAACATGGGTGCTTTAGTTGATACTCAAATCTGGCAAGGTACTGGTGTTACTGGTTCATTCAATGGTTTGTTATCTCAATTAAATTCTGATGGTACTAAAATCACTGTAGCAGGTACTGTATCTTCAGTGACTAACGTACAAGCAACTTTATCAGCAGTTTACTCTGCTATTCCAGAAGAAATCTTATCAGATGAAAGTTTGGTAATCGTTGTTTCTCCTAATGTAGCAAGAAACTATAAAATGTCACAAATTGGAAACTACATGGTTGGTTCACCAGTTGGAGATAAAGAATTAGATTTTATCGGAGTACCAGTTATTTCAGTAGCAGGTCTACCTACAAATACTATCCTTGCTTATAGAACTACAAACATTGGTTTCTTAACAGGATTGGAAGCAGATTTGAATAACGTATCTATTAAAGATATGGACGAAAGTGACCTATCAGGTAACTTGAGAACTAAAATCGTTTTCACAGCAGGTGTTGGTTACAGTTATGGTGCTGAAATTGTATTATCTAAAGTATAGTAATACCAACTAATATAATATAAAGGGGTTACATAAATAACCCCTTCATATTAATAAAAAATATATAAAAACAAATGGCATGTGACTTATCAAAAGGTAGAACATCATTACCTTGTAAAGATGACGCTGGTGGTATTAAAACGGTTTATATAACTAATTATGGTGAATATGCATTTAATGGTTCTTCAACATCTGTTGGACATATTATTCCAACATTACCAAGCACACTTAATTCAACTAATACATTTAAATTTGTATTGAGAAATAGTGCTAATACGTTTACACAGGATTCAACAAGTTCAAGAGACAATGGAACAACTATATTTACTCAAACAGTTAATTTTACTTTACCAAAATTATCAAGTGAATTAGAATTCCAAATGAGAATGTTAGTATTCGGAAGACCACAAATATTCGTTGAAACAAATTCGGGACAAGTTATTCTTTTAGGAGAAAAATATGGTTGTGAAGTAACAGCAAAATCAGAAGTTGGCGGAACTTTAGATTCAAAAACTGGTTATTCATTAGTAGCAGTGGCTACTGAACCAAACCCAATATGGTATTTATCATCTACAGCATCAAATTCATTGAGAACAATAGCATCTACCGCATCAGTAGCAGTTTAATTAAAATTGCTTATAATAAATAATAAATAGAGGTATATTATTATGTCTCTATTTTTAAATAAAAATAATATAAAAAAAATGGCATGTAATTTATCAAAAGGTAGGACATCATTACCTTGTAAAGATGATGAAGGTGGTATCAAAGCAATTTATATAGTTCCAGATAGTTCATGGGCTCCTAATTTATTTTCATCATATCAAGATTCTATAAGTGGTAATATTATATATGATTTTACTTCTTTTACTATATACAAATTTGAATTGAAAAATTCTGGTAATACATTTACACAGGATATGACAAGTTCGAGAGATAATAGTACAACTATATTTACACAAACATTGAATGTAGTATTACCAAAAATGGCAGCAGATTTAGAATATCAATTAAAGGTATTATGTTATGCAAATCCAAGAGTTTTTGTTGAATTGAATAATGGTATTATGTTTTTAATGGGCTTTGAATATGGTTGTGAAGTAACAGCAAAATCAGAAGTTGGTGGAACTTTAGATAGTAAAACAGGATATACATTAACTATTGTAGGAACTGAAAGAGATTCGCTTTGGTATTTAGGTAGTAGTAGTGATGTAGATTATTTAAAATCAATTGCATCTACTGCATCTGTAGCGGTTTAATTATTCTTCTAATGTGTGAAAACCTATTAGTTAATAAAATAAAAAAGGAGAAGTCGTAATTGACTTCTCCTTTTTTTATTAAATAAAAACAAAATTATAGTTTAGTGTCTTTATTATAAATAATAAGTATAATGAGCCTTAAAGTAATTAACATATTAAGTATAGACGAGAATTTAACTGTTGATAACACAATTGTATCAGTAGACCAAACAAATATAACAGCAGACCAGTTAGAAATGACACCTGCAGATAGTATATTGAAAATTCCATATAGATTTTTTATTAGTGAGGTTAAGTTAATATTATGGAATGAGATAAAAGAAACTAAATCTATTTTATCTTTAATTGCTATCGAAGATAATGGACAAATGGTTTTAACATTTACACATAATTTTAAAGATGGTGAGACTTATGAAGTTTTAGTAACTGATATGAATGATAAATTGATATGGAGAGGTAAAATACTATCAACAGTACAAACAGATTTAGAAAATTATATCTTACATAAAATTGCAGATAATAATATAATTAAAATATAAATATAAATATGAAAAGAATACATTTATTGGAAATGAATAAGTACGTAAAGGTTGATATACAATCATTACTTATATCAAGTAACAAATGGATTACAAATGGAGTTAATAATGATTACTTCTATATTGTTGAAGATGCTTATTTAGGTTCACCAACAAATCAATCTATTATAGATAATTTTACAAACTATATATTAGGAGAAGGATTAGTAGATGTATCAGGTTCAATTGATATATCTACTATATTAGGAGAAGAAGATTTAAGAAATGCAGTAACAGATTTTAAAATGCAAGGAGCTTGTGTATTTCAAGTAATTTATAATTTTGGTGGTGGACTTAATAAATTATATTATGTACCAACCAAATCAATCGCAGTAAATAAAGAAGATGATATAACAGATGATGTTAAGTCTTATTGGTATTCATTTGATTGGAGATTTAAAACTAAATATAAACCAGTAGAATATCCTGCACTTGGATGTGGTAATGGACTTGAAACTGAAATACTTTATATCAAAAGACAATCAGCACAGCCAGTATATGCTTTACCAGATTGGCAATCAGGAATTCAATACTGTCAAACAGAAGAAGAATTATCTAACTACTATAACAAACATATCAAAAACAATTTTAGTGCTGGTAAAATCATTAATATCAATCAAGGAACTACTGATAGTGAAGAAGCAATGGAAGAAACTGAAAGAGCAATTTTAAGTAAAGTAGGTGGTTCTAATAATGCAGGTAATATTGTAATTTCATTCAATGATAATTATGAGAATAGAACAACAGTTGATAGTATTGAAATTACAGATGCTTATTCACAATTTCAATTTTTAAGTCAAGAATGTTTAGAAAAGATTATGTTATCACACAAAGTGAATGATAAATCATTATTTGGACTACCAATGGCATCAGGATTTAGTTCAGTAGCAGAACAAATGGTACAATCATTAAAGATTTTATATAGAAGTCAAATCAATCCAATGAGAAAGATACTTACTTCTAATTTAGAAAGAGCATTCAAAAAGAATAATCCTAATGTTAAGTTAGAATTTAAGAACTATGAAGAACTACAAGTTCAACCTGCAACAGAAAAAAATATAATATAAACAATGGCATTAACGACAATTCTTATAAAACAGGAAGAACTTACGAGAAACACTCTTATAGGAGGTAATGTTGACACAGACAGATACTTACAAGCAATAAAGGCGTGTCAAAATCTTCTTATTAAACCAGTTTTAGGTGTTACTTTGTATAATAAAATAGTTAATGATTTTGAACAACAAACATTATCTGGATTATATTTAGAGATGTTTGGTGATTATATCAAAGAGATGATTATTCATGGGTCGGCAGAAATATACATAACACAAGGAGCATATATGGTTAGTAATAATGGTATTACAAAAACTAAAACTGATTCAAGTGAAACTGTTTCAAAAGAAGAATTGGATTTTTTAGTTGAAAGTTCAAGAAAACTTTATAGACTTTATGAAGAACAATTCTTAACTTGGATAAAAGATAATCCAGTTCCAGAATATATTAATAATGATATTAAATATAAAACTTACGGAGGCTGGTTTATTAAAAAAGGTAGTAATAATTGTTAATGAAAGATAATAAAAGAGGTGAATATAAAATTAAGGAAAGTCAAGAGATTAAACTTTCTAAATTATATGAGGAAGTTAAAACCGAGAAGGATAAAAAAGAAAATAAAGATAAATGATTACAGATATAAATGTTGGACTTCTTCCTGATGATGGAACTGGTGACAAATTAAGAAATGCATTTATTATAGTAAATGAAAATTTTGATTATATTAATGATTTATTAAATGGTACAGATGTTCTAACTATCTCACAAGTTATTGGATTACAGGATGCATTAGATAATATATCGGCACAACTTGTTTATATACCTGAAATTCAAAGTAATATAAATGATATTAATAGTATTCTATTTGATGTAAATCTTCAAATAGCAGAACATAGTGCATCAATTGCTGAATTATATACTTTAGTATCTATGGGTACAAGTGGTACATCAGGTATGAATGGGTCATCAGGAACATCAGGAATTGGAATTTCTGGTACTTCTGGTACTTCTGGAATAAGTGGTACGAGTGGAATATCAGGTTCATCTGGGATTTCTGGTTCAAGTGGAACATCTGGAATAAATGGTTTAGATGGTTTAATCGGTCTAAATGGTACAAGTGGTACATCAGGTATAAACGGATTAAATGGTTCATCTGGGACGTCCGGTGTGAATGGTACAAGTGGTAGTTCAGGAACATCTGGAACAAGTGGAACGACAGGTACTTCTGGTACTTCTGGTCAAAAAGGTGCTGATGGTATATCTTCTGGTAGAAATTATTACTTTAATGAATCACAGAATTCTGATATTGCTACATATAAAGTGTTATCTGATATACCTACACAAATCACACAACAAACTGTAACAACAATTTTAACTTCGAATCAATCAAATGTTTTAGTACAAAGATTTATTACACCACAATTAGGATTTACTACAATACCAGCAGGTATTCAAAGGTTTACTTTATATTATATGATTGAACCTGCGGCAGCTGATATAGATGCTTATGTTACACTTGAACTTGCCAATTCAAGTGGTGTTTCTTATGGTTCAGTTATATCATCAGGTAAAATTAAGATTTCATATTTAGATGGATTTATAGTGAAAACTGATATGGATATAATACTACCTGGAATTAGTATAAATTCAACTGATAGAATGATTGTTAAACTATATTTAGATAATTTAGATTCAACAAGTAGAACAGTTCAATGGTTTACAGAAGATGGATATTATTCATTTGTTACAACATCAGTTGGTGTTGTTTCAGGAACTTCAGGAACAAGTGGTAGTTCAGGAACATCTGGTTCAAATGGAACATCTGGAACAAGTGGTAGTTCAGGAACAAGTGGTAGTTCAGGAACATCTGGAACAAGTGGGACGTCCGGTTCGGCAGGAACATCAGGAATTGGAATAGAAGGTTCGGCAGGAACAAGTGGAACAAGTGGTATTGGTTTAAGTGGAACATCTGGAACATCAGGTATTACACCATCTGGTGGAATTACATCATCTGGTCCTACTACAATAAATAATATATGGTCAGGAACACAAGCACAATATACGGCATTGGGAACATATGACGCGAATACAATATACTTTATTGAATAATGGATTTGAAAAGAAACATAACAAGTGTAATAGATGTTAAAAGGGGTGGGGTGAATATAAATTATATATATAGAGAAACAACTTTAGTATGGCAAAGAAGCACCCCTATTATAAGTGGCGGTTGGATTACATCAGGATTAAATATAGTTCTTAATAGTTCGGAGACTGGTTGGATTACAAATGGATTAAATATAAAATTAAAATAAGATAATGGAGTTAATATATGGTGACCATAATAGTGATTGGAGTATAGGATGGTATATATATAAGATAGACCTACTATATGTTGTAAATAAAAAGGATGAGATTACTACTATTGAGGTAGATAATATATTTAGTTCAACTTTATTAGATGAATGTATTGATTATATAATAAAAAACAATAAATAATATGGCTATTTGGTATGTAGATAATTTGAATGGTAGTGATACTACTGGTAATGGTACAATTGTAACACCATATAAGACTATACTTAAAGCAACACAGATTGGGGTTGATAATGATGTAGTAAGGGTTGCTGGTTCTGGATGGACTAATTTATCTGGAACACTAACATTTACAAAAGGTTCTGCGAGTATAACAACATCAGTTAATTTAACTGGTGAATTATCACCAGGTAGTATATTTACTATAACAGACCCTACTTGGGGAACTGAGATATGGGTATGGAAAGTATTTTCTATAACAGCGACTACTATAGTCGTATCCGCAGTAACACAAGTTGGTAACATTACGGTGAATGCTAAAAAGATGACAAATATAAATTATTACACAACTACCGCATCGGTTACACATGATAGTATAGCAAAAAATGGGATTGAAGTACAGGGTGGTTGGATAAATGGATTTACAGAACAAACTGGACTTACTGCCATGGTATATCATGGAACAACAGCAGCCGCAGTATCTGGTACAGGAATTGCCAGTGTTCCGTTGAATACTTATATTAATAGGTTTTTATTCGTAAATCTTAGTAATGGGGTTGGTGGTTCTGTCAATAACTGGTACCCAGGTAATTTATGGAATTCGTTTGTATCAAGTCCATCTGGTGCATCGCCTTTACCACACCCTACATATACAAAACCAAATTTATATTTAACACATTCATTTGTATCAAATCAACAGACTTCATTACAAAGTAACAATAAACCAGCTTATCAGGTCAATAGTGTATATTATACAATAGTTGGTAATGCCACAATCACACAAGGTTGTATAGAGTGTAATATATTATATGTAAAATCGAATGGTGTTACACTTGGACAGGCAGCAGGACATATAATACCATCATTAAATATGATAATTGGTAAATTAGTAGTAGATTTTTGTTTAACAAGCGGGGCTGATGAATGTGTTGTTTTAATTGTTAATAATAATGTATCAAGTTTATTAATTAGAGATATGGAATATGTTGGAACTAATGCCACAAGTGGTAAGATGTTTATTAGAGGAAGGTTCGGTAACTATTCATTTTCTAATTTACAAATCTTACTACCATCGCCAAAAATTATAGATGATTTTAACCTTATTGGACTTGGTAATGATAATGGATACTTTAATTTTTGTGGTCCAAATATACATGTTAAGGATACGGAAGGTACTAAGTTATTACTTGGTAGTGGTCAAATCATATTTTCGGACCCGACGGTATTTGATACTGGAACCAATTCTCTTAGGATAACAAGGCAACCAGTTAATACAACACCTGCAAGTCAAGTTCCTATAAGTAATTTCTATTCAACTGGTATATCACAAACTATAACATTTAGGGCGAAATCACAGGTAAATGCGACAATAACTTTTGGATTAATTGGAAACGCCGCATATGCTAATGTTACTTCAACAAGTGGATTTTCATCAACACAATCATTCAATTTAACCACATCATGGGAGACATTTACATATACTGGGTTACAAGTTGCTAATGTATATAATTTATTCTCTGGAACTAATGTTATATTTGGTGTATCCAACTTACCATCTGCATGGGGTACTTCTAAATATATTTGGATTGATTCAGTTACAGTATCTTAATAAAAAATAAAAAATAAATATAAATAATGACATTTAGTAATATAAATATAAGTAATCCTAATGATGGATTAGGTGATAAGTTAAGAACAGCATTTAGTATTGTTAATGATAACTTTGATGAGGTACAAGGTCAGATAGATGACCTTATTGCCTTAGAAGTTGAAGTAGGTAGTTTAGGTGCTACTGTATCAATTGTTGAAAATGATATAGATGTTATTAATAATGATATAGATAATATTAATCTATCATTAGGTGGTAAAGCTAATATGACACAGTTAAATAGTGCTATAAGTGAGATGAATAGGGCGATTATTAATCTACAAGACCAAGTAAATGGTGCTACAGTATTTCCTTCTAAAACAATTTTTACTGATGAAACAGGATGGATTTTTAGTGGTACTTTTAATAAAAAGACTTTTTATTTTACTACACCATATAATGATACTAAATATACTACTGACTTTTTATATACTTTTGATACTACAGATGAGAATCAAGCCGAATATTCTAATAGTGATGATTTTATTGTAACTTTTGTTAATAAGACAATAAATTCTGTTGAAGTATGGATTACATTTAATGGTTTAATTTCAGACCTTCCTAACTTTGAAGGTTATTTAGTAACTATGGCAGTAGGTGAAAGCAATAGGGCATCAGGTACAAGTGGATTTGGTACATCAGGTACAAGTGGTTCATCAGGTACAAGTGGTACACCTCAAACATTACAACAAGTTACTAATTTAGGTTCTACTACTTCAAATAATATGACCGTTACAGCAACAATTACTGCTAATTCATTCGTTAAATCTGGAGGTACATCTTCTCAGTTTTTAAAAGCAGATGGTAGTACTGATAGTACAATTTATGGAATCGATTCAAATTTAGTTCATAAAACTGGTGATGAAGTTATTGAAGGAAATAAAACTTTTACTAATAATACTTTTAAATTTGGAAATGCAACTATATCAGCAACTTCATTAACTGCTTCAAGAACTTATACTTTACCAAATCAAGCAGGATCTATTGCTTTAGATGCTAATGTTGTTCATATGACTGGAAATGAAAATATTGATGGTATTAAAAACTTTCAAAGAGATTTGATAGTGAATGGAATTGATATAGGTAGAGGTAATAGTAATACCAGTGTACTTATTGGTAATGATGCATTAAAAAGTAATACAGGTGGTAGTAACAATGTTGCTATTGGTTATCAAGCGATATTTTCCGCAACAAACAGTTCTTATTTAGTGGCAGTTGGTCAAGGGGCATTAAAAATGAATAGTTCAGGTTCTGCTGCTGTTGCAATTGGATCAGAAGCTTTAAGTTCAAACACAACAGGTAACAATAATACTGCAGTTGGTAGAGAGTCTTTAAAATCAAATACACAAGGTTTTGGTAATTCCGCTGTTGGTAGGAGTTCTTTATTTACAAATGATAGTGGTAACAATAATTCTGCATTTGGTAATTTTTCATTATATTCAAATATAAGTGGTGATGGAAATGTAGCAATTGGAGCAAGTGCCTCGTCAAATACTACTGGTAATAATAACATTGCTATTGGATTAGGTTCTTTACAAAATAACACAACTGGTGGTAGTAATATCGCAATTGGTGTAACTTCAAGTAATCTTGGTATCAGTAATACTAATTCAATAGTAATAGGAACGGGTGCTGTAGGATTAGGTTCAAATACAACTGTAATAGGAAATACTGCTACAACTGTAACTGGGTTATATGGAAATATTAGATTAGTAAGTGGAATGGCAACAGTAATTCCAGCAACAATTACAGCTCCTGGAACACTTGGTGATATTAGAGTAACAAGTACATTTATATATGTATGTATAGCTACAAATAGTTGGAGAAGAACAGCATTAACAACATGGTAAAAATAAATAAATAAATAAATAAAAATATAAATAAATATGGATCAATTATTATATTGGATAGGTGGAATTATTGTTTTAATAATTTCATACTTTTTAAAAAAATCGGTGAATGATAATGAAAAATCACAAGATAAAGTTATGGCAGAAGTTGAAAACTTAAAAAAAGATATATCAAGTAATAAAGATAGAATAATTTTATTAGAAAATAATCATATTCACTTGACAGATAAATTTGACTTGTTGTATGATTCAATAAAAGAGTTGACTAAGGAGATTAAAAGTCTAAATATACAATTATCAAAAAAGAAAGATATATAAATTATGCCAGTAACTACAAATTATGAAAATGGTAAATGTTTTGCCCGTTATGGAAAAGAAGGTCATAAATACTTTTATCAATGTGGTGATGAAAGTTCAAAAGAAGAAGCAAAGAAAAAAGCAGTTGAACAAGGACAAGCAATTATTATAAATGAAGGACCAATTAAATATGTTGAATTGAAAAAATGGAGAAATAATGCAAATAGTTCAAATGTGAATAAAATTATGTATAATGATGAAATAAAAGAATTAGTTATAAAGTTTAATAGTGGTGATATATATACTTATTCAAATATAGAATTTGATAGTTTTAGGGATATTGTTGAAGGAAATGCAGTTTGTGTAACGAGTGGTGATTCAAAATGGGGAAGTTGGGATGTAGGAAAAACACCATCAGTAGGTGCGGCAGTTTTTAAATATTTGGTAGAACGTGGTGCTACATATAGAAAAGAAGGGACACTTCGATAAAAATAAAATATAAAAAATGAAAAGATTATATAAAGAAGGTTTAGTAACAACACTAATTGGTTTAGGTATATTACTATTCTGTGGAATTATGATATATCAAGGAAAACAATCACCTGAATCTATGACTGGATGGGTAAGTGTTGGACTTATGTTTTTAAGAAGTAAAGATAGTTTAATTGGTTTAGGGAAGTAGTAATAATATAATATATATATTAAAATAAAAAATGATATGGCTAAAAGAATTAAAGAAATATATACTTTAAGTAATTTTACAATTGATGAAATTGCTAATTTATATGATGTTCATGAATTGGAATTATTATTATATTTAGAACCAGATATTATTGAGATTGATTTAATGCTTGAAGGTCTTGAATATTATTTAGTAGATAAACAAGAATTTGAAAAGGCTTGTGTAGTTCGTGATGAAAGAAAACGTAGAGAACAAAGAATAAATTATAAAAGAAATTATATCAAATAATAGCCATAGACACCACTTATTTTTTAGGTGGTGTTTTTTTTTAAATAATTTTTTATTTAGAGGAGGTTAGTTATAATATATAATTTATGAAAGTATGTAAAGCATGTAAAAAAGAATTACCATTAGCGAGATTTTATGTTGTTAGAAGACAAGGTAGTAAAGAATATCATCAAGCAAGATGTAAAAATTGTTTATGTAAAACTAATTTAGGACCAAATAGAAGTGCATTAAAAAATGTTGATATAGAGACTATTTTTATTGATAGTAGGTCAATATACCTTTTATTAAAAAGGATTGAAATAAATAGCCTTAAAATAAGTTATTTTGATGGTTTAAGATTAATACATGAGTATATAAATATATATGGTAGTGATCTAAAAGATTTTTATAGTGAACAGGAACAATTATCGATTATGTATGCAAGATTAAAAAAATATATTAGTATTGATGTATAAGATAAAAATGGCAGGTATATATTCTATAGTTCATAATCCTACTGGTAAAATATATGTGGGTATGAGTGTAGATATATTTTCGAGATGGAGTAATCATTATACTGATATGAAAACAGGTAAACATTCATCAATTGACCTTATGAACTTATGGCTTCAAACGGAGCCTTCTGAGTGGTCCTTTTCTATATTGGAGTATGTAAGTATATCTGAGTATAAAAGAGTGTCTAAAATGAAAGGAAAAGAACTAACAAATGGATTTAGAAACTTATTATTAAAGAAGGAAAAGGAATGGATGAAATTATATTCGGTAAATCTGGCATTAAATAAAAACAATAAACATTTTTCGTGACAATAGAAGAATTTATGATAGAGTTTAATAAAAAATTTTGTAAAAATATATTAAGAATGGAAAAAATTAAAAAAATATTTAATATATAATAAACTTATTTAATAAATATAATATAACCATTATATTATTGTAATTGACATATAATAATGTTTTTTTTATTTAGGAACACCACTTTTTATAGGTGGTGTTTTTTT